AAAGCAGGTGCCGCTCTTCCTCGCCGCAAACCTACTTTCAATCTAGGGGGTACGAAGCACCACGGAAACGATTTGAATGTTAACCAAAGGCAAGTACCTGTTGCGTATAAAGCGCCGCTGGGCGCACCCGCCCAACTGAAAATCAATGACCCGATGCAAGGTAACGTGAAACCCTAAGTTCGTTTTTTTAGTGTGGTTAAAGTGTTTGGAGCATGTAATGGAGTCTTGGTATCCTTTTGTGATAGGAACGGTGGCATTTTGCTACATTCACTCTTTCAATAGGGTGACAAAGATGTACATAGAAAGCGAAAAATCACTTTCGTGGAACGATATGTTCACGAAAGTGATTCCTATTCGGTCTCTGTAGGGATTGAACCTACGACTACCCGGTTAACAGCCGAGTGCTCTACCACTGAGCTAAGAAACCAGTACTCCGGGTGGGACTCGAACCCACGACCTCCCAATTAGAAATCGGGTGCACTATCCAACTGTGCTACCGGAGCAGATTTGCGCACATCGGGAATCGAACCCGAGTTACAACCTTGGAAGAGTTGCATTCTACCACTGAACTATGTGCGCGAGACCAATTGGCTTGCCTTTCACGGAAAGCAATTTCCAGGACAGCCGCGAGGAGGCTTGATCGTTGTCCCGTAGTAGCTGTGGGATTCGAACCCACGAAGGCTAAGCCAGGGGATCTTAAGTCCCCCCCGTTTGACCGCTCCGGTAAGCTACTGCTGTACTACTTGCTATGCGTCTAAATGAAAGTCCCAGTTTACCGTGTCAATTACAATGGCAACACCAATCATAATTGTGTCGTTTAATAACTACAAATATGTGAAAAACACGGTTTCTCATCTCACTCGAATTAATAAGGAATATTTAAAACATACTCGCATTTTGGATAACTGTTCTACTTGCCCCGACACAGTTAACTATTTAAAAAATGTCGGTCTCGAGGTTATTTACAATAAGACAAACGAGGGACCTTGGATTTGTCCTTGGAAAAATGTCGAACTATATAATTCACTACCAGATAAATTCATATTAACAGACGCAGATCTTGGGTTCAATGAAAATCTTCCACAAAATTTTGTTGAACAGATGGTAACTCTATCCAATAAATACAATTCGTATAAGATAGGATTTGCGCTTGATATCAGCGATGCCGATAAAATGTTTCCATATTACATACCCGATTATACTGTTGGTGAATGGGAAAAGCAATTTTGGGAGAAAAGAATAGAAAACGATGATTATGAATTGTACAATGCCACCATTGATACAACTTTCAGTCTTGTAAGCAAAACTAATACTTCGGGACCGCAGATAAGAATTGCTGGAAATTTCACTGCAAAGCACCTTCCCTGGTATGTAAGCAACCCGATATTGAACATGCACGAAAATTACAAGATGCAGCAAAAAACCACAAACATATCTACAATTTCCAATGCCATTCGTAGATATATAGAAGAAAACTACATACGAATAACAAAAAACGAGGAGTTATTCTTGATAAAAAGAGATAGGAGTAATTTGTCATTTTGGGAGAACGTTTTTTCGAACTGGGAAAGCGAAACGTTCGCGGTGTTTGATAAGTTTTTACAAAAAGATAAAATTTTCATAGATATTGGTGGATGGGTAGGAACTACTTGCATGTATGGAAGTAGAAAGTCTAGGGAGGTATTCTGCGTAGAAGCAGATACAGTATCATTTGAGTGTCTCAAAGCGAACTGCTCAACGAACTGTGTGGAAAACTACACGCTAATCAACAATGCCATCTACAACGTTGACGATGTGGACGTAAACTTTGGCAGAAATTCATATAGGAGTGATTCGTTGATAAATGACAGCACTTCACACATTCAGCAAGCTTCCGATGACACCTATCAGATAAGAACGATTACAATTGATTCTATAGTTCGTAAGTACGGTATAAACTTGTCCGACGTTTCTCTTATCAAAGTAGACATTGAGGGGGGCGAAGAGTATATACTTGAAGATTTGTATAAGATATACAAGGAATACAAAGTTCCACTGTACATTGGGTTTCATCTCATTTGGTGGAAGAATAAAGACTTGGATAGATTCACGTTTCTAACGCAAAATCAGAAACAAGAAATAATCGCAAATCCGTTTGCGTCGCTTCTTTTTCAGTAAGTTCTAAATACCAAACCTTTTCTTGAAATCGGCCAAACTTGCTTTGAAAGTGGGCTTGTTCCACAAAATCCACTTGGAAAGAGCGCCCGGAGTGTCGGGCTGCGTCCAGTGTTCGCCCATGCCCGAATGCCGCTTCAAATAACGCTGCCTCCGGGTCTTGTCCTTATGCTTTGTGTAGTCAGAATACCCCCTTTGACCGAAGGGAACGACCTTCTCGCGCCCGTTCTTTTCAAAGACGGCATCCCACTTCTTCTCTTTTTTGTGCGAGCGCCGGACCGTTTTTAAGCGAAGGTTCATTATTGTAATTATATAATAAGAAATGGAGGAATGGTATTCCAAGGTACGCAAACTTAAGGACGAAAGTATGGAGGATTATAAGACTGAACAGATTTGCCACAGAGTTTTTCAAGACCTGAAGCGCCTAAAGGTTAAGGATAAGGGCAAGTTCAGGCAGAGAATGGGTCCTGAATTTGGAGCGTGGGCGATGAGTTTACAGGATTCACATCCTGCGGAAATGGTCGCGGCAATTCTGAACGACGACGGGTTTTGGAAACTCACACTTGCACAAACAAAACTCTAGGGCAAAAATGGAACAATCTAGTCTAAACACAATACATTATAACTACAAGAATGGGGGACACAATTATTGGAGTCCAGTTCGGCATTGCCAACCCCGATGAGATTCTCTCCCGGAGCGTGGTAGAAGTGATCACTGACAAAACTTATCAGGCCAGTCAACCTGTTCCGGGCGGCGTATTTGATCGTCGATTCGGCGTAATCGAAAATGGCGCGGTCTGCACGACTTGCAAGCAGACCAATCTGCTCTGTCCTGGACACTTCGGACACATTCAGTTAGCGCGCCCAGTGTACCTCTATCAGTTCTTGAACGAGATCATAAAGATTCTCGCTATCGTGTGCATGAACTGCAGCAACCCTTATTTGCCCGACGAAGAACTGGAAAAAATCGAGGCTACGACGTACGGAATCGGACGATTTAATGCGGTGCGCGACAAGACCGCATCTTACAAGACGAAGGAACTAAAGGGAACTTCGTCATGCCCTCATTGCGCGACTGGGCTCATCAAAAAAGTCGACAAAGAAGAGATGACGGTAGCGCGGCTCCGAGCGTTTACGTATGAAGAGGACGCAGAACCCGTTCCGCTCCAACCCGAGATGGTTCTGCGTTGCTTCCAGCGCATGTCTGCGCGCCACGTAGATCTCATTGGATTCAGTTCCAAATTTAGTCGTCCGAACTGGATGATTTGCACGGTGCTCGCGGTCCCGCCCCTAACTGTCCGTCCCTCGGTCATCATGGAGGACAACCAGCGCATGGAGGACGACCTGACACACAAACTTATTGACATCGTGCGCAACAACCAGCGCCTGCGCGAGAAGATTGACAAGGGCGCCAGTGCTGACATTATCGACAACTTCAGCGAACTTTTACAACACGATGTTGCAACGTACGTAGACAACGACATCAAGGGTATTGCGCCGTCTGCGCAGCGATCAGGTCGCCCGCTGAAGACACTGAAGTCCCGCCTGGGCGCCAAGACGGGTCGCGTGCGTGGAAACCTGATGGGCAAGCGCGTAGACTTCAGCGCTCGCTCGGTTATCACTCCAGATGCAAACATTGACGTGGATGAACTGGGCGTTCCCGAGGAAATTGCCATGAATCTAACCTTCCCTGAGATTGTCACCGGATACAATCGCGATCGTCTGATGACCAGTATTCGGAACGGACCGGCAAAGTATCCCGGCGCCAAGTCGGTGTTTCTCAAAGAGGATAATCGTTCGCTGAGCTTGAAGTTCGTGAACCCGGACACAATCGACATTAAGGAGGGCGACATCGTGCATCGGCATCTGGTGGACGGCGACGTAGTTCTGTTTAACAGGCAACCGTCTCTGCACAAGGGTTCTATGGAGTGCCATCGCATCAAGGTACTCCCGTACTCGACTTTCCGACTGAACGTATCTGCCACGCGCCCGTATAATGCGGATTTTGACGGCGACGAGATGAACATGCACGTGCCTCAAAGCATCGCGTCGGCCACGGAACTAAAGTACCTGGCATCTGTGCTTCGCCAAATTGTGTCGCCACGCACAAACTCGCCCATCATTCAGTTATTTCAGGACACGATGACGGGAACTTACCGCATCGGCAAGTCGCACGTCCGAGTGCCTGAGCATATCGCGATGAACATCATGTCGCGCATGAAGAAACCTCTGTCGTCCTACAAGCGCACGAATGCACCCCTTACTGGTCAAAACATCATTTCCACGGTTTTCCCATTGATGAACTTCGATGGTCGTATCACGCTGAAGGATGGCGTGCTGATGAGGGGGGAATTGAAAAAGGGCGCCTTTGGATCCGCGTCAGAAGGCATTCTCCACGTGATTTATAACGACTTTGGACCTACGCGCGCGGGTCAACTCATTAATGACGTTCAAAACATCGTAACTAAGTTTAACCTTTTCACCGGGTTCTCGGTGGGACCTTCCGACCTTATTGCGAACCAAGAGACGGAGGATGTAATTAAGACCGCGCTTGGAGATGCGCATCGCAAAGTATCCGATATTATGTCGAGCGTGCATGCAGGCACGTTTCTCAACAATTCTGGGCGTCCAGATGGAGAGGAACTGGAGAACCGCATTAGCAATGCCCTAAAAGAAGTGAGCGGTACAATTTCGGGTCAACTCATGAAGAGTCTGCCCTCGGATAATCGCATGCGCCAGATGGTGGACTCGGGTTCAAAGGGTTCAGAACTCAACATTACGCAGATGGCTGCACTTCTTGGGCAGCAGCTCATTGCAGGGCGCCGCATCCAGTACACCCTACAGGACCGCACTCTGCCTCACTTTGCTCGCTTCGACGACGGTATCGAGTCTCGCGGTTTCGTAGAGAATTCCTTTATTACAGGTGTGCGTCCCGCGGAGTTCTTCTTCCACGCGATGGGCGGGCGCGAGGGTTTGATCGATACCGCCGTAAAGACGTCTGACTCCGGATACATTCAGCGCAAACTTGTGAAAACGATGGAGGATCTTCATGTGGAATACGACGGCACGGTGCGAAACGTGAACGGTTCGATCGTGCAGTTCCGCTACGGTGGCGATGGCATTGACAGTGTATGCGTGGAAGTTCAACCCTGCGCTCTGGGAATTATGTCCATGGAGGACATTTACAAAGACTTTGCGGCGTCCGATGCCGACTTTGCGGCGGTGTGCTCCGGCGAAGTAAAGGACTCGAATGACCTGGTGGAGCAAATTCTCAAAGACCGAGACCTGCTCGTGCGCGATGTCTTTCGATTTGTGAAAAAGGAGGAGGTTCTGGCACCTGTTCATCTGAAACGTCTGGTCGAGCGTTACAACAATATTTATGCAACCAAGACCGCCTTGGTGCCAGCATATGTAGTTTCCGAACTAGAAAAGTTATGCTCGCAACCTTGGATGCGCCACCACACCGTATTCCACATTTTGCTCCGCTTTTATCTGGCACCCAAGAAGTCCATTATCAATCTTCGTCTTTCAAAGGAGTCGTTTGATGAGATCATGCGCGAGATCCAATTCAAGTATATTAAGGCTACGGTCCATGCCGGCGAGATGGTTGGAACTCTCGCGGCCCAGTCCATTGGCGAACCTACGACTCAACTCACTCTGAATACTTTCCATTCGGCGGGCACAGCCAAGGCGAATGCCACGCAGGGAGTACCGCGAATCATTGAACTCCTATCCGTATCCCATAATCCTAAGAATCCCGGAAACGTAGTTTACCTTGACCCTTCAATCTCCGGTTCGCAAGATGCCGCCATCTCGAAAATGAAAGAAATTCAGAAAACTACTGTGCGGGATATCACTCGCTCGGTACGCATTTATTATGACCCCAATCCGCTGAGTTCTGACTCTGTGGTTCAAGAAGACCGCGACATCCTGCGGTCATACGAGAAGTTCTCGATCACGCAGGGAAATAATTGCACTTCGCCATGGATCATGCGCCTGGAGTTTGATCGCATGGAAATGGCAGCGCGCAATGTGATTGACATGACCAAGATTGCCGTAAGTCTGGAGAATAATAAGGTGCTGCGCATCCTATCATGCGTGCACTCTGATACAAACTCGCCGTCCAAACTGGTAATGCGCATTGTGTTTGGCGGCGAGGTTGTGAAGAATGCACTCTCGCTGCGCTTCATTGAGGACAAACTGCTTGACACCGTCATCACCGGCGTTGATGGAATCGGGCGCGTATTTCCTCGCGAACTTTCGAAAGAACTGCTTTACGACGATGTAGTGGGTGGATACGTAGCACCTAAGCAGTACGTACTCGATGTTGAGGGTACCAATCTGCTCGACCTCTCTCGCATTCCCAATACGGATCCTTTCAGGTCGTTCTCCAATGACGTTCACGAGATCATGGAAGTTTTCGGAATCGAAACTGCTCGCGTAATGCTTTACGAGGAGTTTATGGAAGTATTCACCACCGAATATGTGAACTACCACCACATGATCACATTGATCGACACTATGACGTTTCCTGGAATGATTCTGCAGGCCGACCGATTTGGCATGACGAAGTCTGAGAGTGAAATTCTTGCTCGTTCCTCGTTTGAGGAGACGGCCAAGCACCTATTTAATGCCGCTTTGAGTGGAGAAATGGACACAATGCGCGGCGTATCTGCAAATATCATGTTCGGTCAGAAACCGCCTTGTGGAACTGGGTTTGTAGACATTCTGGTAGACGAAACCAAATTACCTGAGGGTTCTGAAGAAGACGTTTCCGTCTTTGCATCCGATTTGGCGGCAGCGAATGCGCGAGTTGAAGAAGAGGAGCGCAAAGAAGATTCGGCGTGTCGCATGGAAGATGTACTAATGGAATGGTAGTACAAACAAAGCTGTGAAAACCACAATTCCGTGAATACCGCAAATTAATTTGGTCACAATTGGGTCTGTTAGATAACGTAAACTAACTGAATACATTACGAATGACAGAAACATCGCGAGCACGTAGGGTTTGAAGGTGGGTGGTAGATCGCCTTTCAATAGAACGTATGCAACATTGAATCCATACATGATCATGATATAGTCAAGTAGTCTGGCACTATTCTTTTTCCCAAAAATCAGTGTGAAATCATCTTCGGCATCTGTTTTTTTTATAACATCCTTGTCGCCAAAATCCCTGATTATTATTTCGGAGAACGCGCATTTGTTATCGATAAATACCCATGTAAGATTCATAATCAAGAATAGTGCAATGGCAATTACGTCAAAGTGCGGAGGACGCCATAGAAAGTAGAATGACCATGCCATTGAAAAAAGAAAGTGTATGGACCCGAAGAGTTCCGCGTACATTTGTATTTATTTAGGTTTTTAGTTGCTGAAAGCCAGACCACCCATGCCACTCATCACTCTCAGGATGTTGTAGTTAATAGCGTACACTCTCACATCCCAGGTATTGTCGTTGCTCGTCTGAATGTTGTTCGAACCGCTCATCGTCATTACGATCGTGGCCGTGTCGATGCGCGAGAAGTTGCACGTGCCAGAAGGCTGGTGCTCCTCGGGGCGGAGCGCAAAGGAGTAGGAATAAATGTCGGACTGGGGCACGATTCCACCAAACGTCTTATGAGGATTGTTAAACGTAACAAACGCGTTAGTCGGGTTGGTCTCAGCTACTCCGCTTGCATTGCTGATTGTGAAGGTATTCGGTCCAGTCGCAGTTGCTGTAAAGGTGCAGTTGTTTCCAGCATTAGTGGAACCTGCGATAGTCACGCTCAGTCGGTCGAGCAGGTT